AGTAACTGCGTTCTACCCTTCTCTGAAACTAATTGTTTTAAACTAATAAAACCAAATGGCTTTTATCAAGAAAAACTGTTCATCGACCGGTCAGGATGATCTAAATAGATATCGGGACGACGAAATCATTGCAAACGAGAGACATCGTATTCAGCATTCGTTCAGGCACTCATATTTTGTCACGGATGAGGAAAGCGAACGTCTCATGCATATTTTCAACCCGATCTATGTCCAACCGGATATTACGAAAACCCCTAAGTCGTCTTCGCACGCCGTTTTAGCTGTTATTAACGAATGGTGTAATCACGATGCAAGGACTACCATTAGTAGATTGCATAGTCAACGAGTGATAACCATGAGTATCGGCGATGCTGCCACCAATAAGATCGGTGCGCGTCACAACTGTCTCAAGATCGACAGCCTACGCGAAGGACATCGTATCGTAGGAAACATTAATGCCCCACGCGACTTTAGGGAAGATAATTTATTGAAACACGTTGTCGATGGAACACCTTCCGCGACGTGTACCGTCGGATGCGAGAGATGCAACTTCCCAGCGTCCCAAGCTTTTGCCGTTCATAGCTTGTACGATATCACGCTTGATGAGCTGTATCGCACATTCGACTCACACGGGCTAATAAAATTAACAGCATATATGTACATGCCTTTGCAGCTGTACTACCCGATGGCCAAGCAGGTTGACGCCGACTTATTTAAGATTCATGACGTCGGTGATGGTAATATTTACTTTACTATGGGTGATAATAGCATCCCATATGTGCACCACAAGTCAAATTGGCACAACCTCGCCAATATCACGGTCATCAGAGGGCCGGATTTCAGTATAGTTCGCGAGACCGTGCGTACCTACGGGCCAATGCACGTCTTAGTCTTCACGCGTGTGAACCGCAATTTTGCGGGTGAGATCATGATGAGCGTAAATATGTCAGCTCTGCGTGAAGTTTGTTTCTTGCCAGATGTCGTATCCCTGGCTAGTGACGAGACTTCCATGTATGTCAAGAGACAACGAGAGGTCTTCCACTATACTGTACCGAGGCACGTCGTATTGGGCCTACTTAGTTATGCCGAGCGTGCTGCCGATGAGTCCTACAATTTCAAGGACATTGCTACACTTGCGAGTGGCTTCCGGCGTTCGCTTAAGATCGGCTCCGTAACTTATTACGACTCATGGGAATGCCCAGATGGTGATTACCACGGTATTTTGATCAACACCTTCTTCATGGGTGCTAACTACCGTGCGAATCGTACCGCCGTTATATCTAAACTTTTTAAAGAGCTGAAAGAGCTTCAAACTTGTGACCGCTGGTGGAATGAAGTCAAAAAGAAATTTAACCGGTTCTGTTCCAAATTCTTCGGTGACGATAAGTTCGAGGAATACCCCAACCAACAGAGATTCCACCGCGACACGCTCTTTATTGATGAATGGCGCGTTGTTTATCCTACCGATTACATTATCCGTAGTGTTCATACCATCATAGCTCCGCCCATAGCACGTGCCCCAATCGTGCCGGCATTGCCACCTGTCCTGCCCGCTGCGGCTCTTCCAGCAAGTGCTTTCGTCTTGCCCCCGTCCCCTCCGAGACGTCGTGGCTCATCCACCGCAAGCCGCAGCAGCGCCACCTCATCGGTGCATTCAAGACGCACTTCGTCTTCTTCCCGTTTGAGGAGTGGCAGCCACCCCCCTCGTCGCCGCCGTAGCGACGTTCGGTCACCGTCTCCAGCCTCCGACAGTGACGCGCGAAATCCCTTTTTAGAACCCCGAGGACGTTCCAGTAGTAACGGTCGGGATACCAAAGGAGGCGTTTCAGAGATTGCTGCAACTGACGATTCCACACGTGTGATGTGGAAAAAGTTTGATGTCAGTCGCCGTCGGCGTGACCTCTCGCATTGGTACAGCGCAGATGGGTATAATCATCTAATGCCCGTCTCGCTTAGCATCGCGATAGCTGAGGTCTCCGCTAACATCCCGATGGCCAATGCAGCAGCGCAAGCTGGCGACCAACACCTCGCCGAGCTGGCAGAGGGCGCTCCACATCTCATAGACGCCCGGCCAACCGCGCCCATCGCACCACCCGTTGAGCAACAAGACGCTTTGACACCTGGACTTGTGCAGCCTAACATCGCACTAGCGAACGCCGCGGAAGCGGCTGGCAATGTAGATCTTGCCAATGTTGCCATGCACAATCCTAATCTTGTTATGCCAACACCCACCGCGCCTTCAGCACCTACTACCGACACGAACACACAGGCTACAGCAGCCGCAGCTCAGGTAACTCCTGCTAATGGACAGCAGAAAGCCCAGTCCGGCCAGGCAGGCATTATCCGAACTACCGTTGCCAAGATTAAGAACTTAGTAACCACTAACCGCCGTGTGAACGTCAACACCTCTCTGCGCGATTTGTCATTCCGTGATAAAACCGCAGCTCCGGTAGAGAGCACAGTCGCTAAGCCGACACGCAACCCCAAATTCATAGATCTCCCGTCGAATCAACGGTTGGTCTTCCGGCGAGGGCACTGCGCTATGGTAGCTTTTTACGACGCAATGGCTAAGATTCCTAGTTGTCAGCAGTATAACGTTGACGGTTTTCTTAGGTTGAGCGCCGCTCTGCTTTCAGAGCATTATGGTGTCAATCACGCCATACAAGCGCGGCACGTCGAGGATTACATCATTTATGGTCTCTATACAGAGAATGACTGTAGTAGCATTGTTCTGGGACTGTTGTCTCGTCATTTCGATGTATGTTTAACTGTAAAACACCGACCGAACAACGCCCATGATATTGTTATCAACCGTCATGCCAAGTATAGAATGACATTGTATTTCTTCGATTACGACAACAGCGGTATTGGGCATTATAGTGCTCTATCCACTGGTGGTGCTAAAGACAAGTACCCGCACCTTCTTGATGACATATTTTTCCATTCCATCGACGGTGACGGAAGACCGGAAGCCTTTATTGAACTGAGTGCTGCTCCCGGTATGTTGTGTATGGAGTTATCCAAGCGAAAGCCCGCGTTTGACATTTACGCGTTTATATACAAGCCTGGATTGGCTAAACACCCTCAACTCCAAGATCCGATCAAAATCCGGGAGTACTCTAATTTGCGTGAGCTTGCGAATCTAATACGACAAGTCCAAGCCACCCACAGAATTCGTTATGTTTTATGCGATGTTGGAAGACCCGTTAACTCTGAAGCCCTCACCGCCGACTTCTGTGAAGTCATGAATCAGACTCTCATGACGCGAAAATTGGAGGAAGATAAACCGGTGATTTGCGTAAAAACCTTCGCGAATCCTATTAAGGTGTGGGAGATAGCGCGCCATTTCGAAACTGTGCGCGTTCACTCCTATATGGAAATGTCAACTGAAAAATACTATGTCATGTCCGGTGTTAAAAGAGCCAATAAGACGCTACTCGAGATGTATGAGGTGTACAACCAACGCGAAACCACCCATACAGTCCGCGTCTCTTACAAGACCATTAACACTTACCGAGCCTGTTTCTTTCGAAAAGAGTTCCTGAAGTTTGGAGCTAGCGTTCCCCAGCTTCCAAATAATGGGCACCATGACATTAGTTTTAATGCTATCACTGGTTACGCTTCAGCAAGTAAAACTACGCAGGCTGCTGAACAGTATAAAGAAGCGTTTTGGATTGCACCGACCCGTGAATTGTGCACTAGACACCAGCGGAAGTATGGTTTGAGGAGTTTTACACCTCACCAAATTTTCGCTGAGAAACATGTCAAAATTGTAGTGATCGACGAATGCTCCCAGTTCTACGTTGAGTATTTAGGCTTGTTGCGTGCTGCGTTTCCCGAAATCAAAATCGTCATCATCGGTGACATACACCAAGTCCCTCCTTTTGATAGTGAGGGTTTTAACGGTACTCTTTTCTCCGCGATCGGCGTTGAGAATAACATTTGGGAGACCTACGCGGTGCCTCATGACATCGTCGACATATTGAATGCCAAGTACGGGTTCCACATGATACCCAAAGGCGGGTGTCCTCGTGGATTAGTTAGCGTGAAAGGTAACCCTTCGCTCCGTGAAGTTCCTGGATTCTTCAAGAAAATCAAGTTTATATGTTTTAACCAGGCTACTTTTCAGGATCTGAAATCCAAAGGGTTCGACGCCTCTACCATCACCACGTACACCGGTAGCAGATCACACACGGTCGTGTTTTATGTGGACGGGGCTTCGGTCAAGTCACAACTCCTCAACAAGCCAGAGTATGTGTACACAGCCTTAACTCGCGCCACTAATCAATTGGTGCTGTATGGTGCTGATTCTCGTATGATCGAGCAACACTTCCTGATAGATGGTCATAATATTCGAACCTTCGAGGAGATCAATGAGATTCGTCTCAATGATGAGATGTACATTAAAGCACCAGAGATGGACACAGGCATCGTCAAGGTCATTACCCATCCCGACGAAATCGTTGCACAGCCCGTCGCATTGGATACCGCCCTCACTATCTGCGAGAAAATCGTCAAGAACGTCAACTCGACTGACGTCCACATTAACGTTGCGCCTAATGAAGTTCCTGATGTCACAGGAGGAACCATGCGCACTACCGTTGACGCTGTGCTTGCTCCCCAGCGTGCGCAGAAAGTGTATAAACTAGCTCCCAACCACAGCCTCGTTAAACAACAGCTGAGTAACAACACCCTGCAAACTTTGCAGACTTTGGCTGTGCGGTATGGGCAGCGTAAAATACATCTGAGCCCGCGCGAATTGGACTTTACGTCCAGTGAACTCGCGAAGGGCTTGTCTATGCTGCTCACCGGGCGTCCAGATAGATACTATCACATTCTGGCCGTTTTGCGATCTCGTAAGCACGAGCTTAACTACCATCATAAGGAGTACATCATCGCCCTTAGTAAGAAGCTTGGTGCTAACCCCGGTCATATTTTAGAGGAGCTTAAAGAAGAATTTAACGAGTTCAACGAAAGTCTCGAATTCTTCAACAAATTCCAGGTCAAGCACGACGCTAAGGATGGTTTTGACACCAGCGCCAAGGTTGGACAAGGTGTGTCCGCCACGTCCAAGAAATTCAATCTGCTTTACAACGCGTATTCTCGATACATACTAACTGTTTGTCGAGACATCGCACGTGCCCATAGTCGCAAAGTCATACTCGCGACTTTTGACGACGAAGAAACTTTATCTGATGAAGTTGCAGCCATGATTGGTAGCTGCGTCGACGATAGTAATCAGGGTAACTTTGTGTGGGACTTGGGCGACTTGTCATCAGCCGACAAGAATTATAGTTCGGCTAATCGCCCATTGCAGATTGATATGCTTGCAGCTTGCGGGGCCCCGAAACGTCTACAAGACTTTTACCACAAATTCCGAGACAGATGGCGTATGCGCTATACATCATCTGAA